TAGGAATCAAATCCTATTGGAAACTAGTTTCCGATTAGATCACATTGAGATCCAAGCAGGTAACTGTTCCGTAGAAGTCAGCGCGAACCATCTTCTTACCGTAGCGAGTCATCACGCCCTTGCGAGGTGTGAAGTCTTCTGGTGCGAAAATGGTAGGTGTGACGATCAGCGGTACGTATGGAGCGTATACGTATCCGGTCTCAAGGTAAGATCCGCCCTTGTAACCAACGAGAACCTTGTTACGTGGGAAGTAAGGATCTTTGTAGACCGTGAAGCGGTTGCTCAATGTACCAACCTTCTCTGCACCCAGTGTGAATGGGCTGGAGACTTGACCTTCCCCGTCCAAGCTGTAGGATGGACGGTAGAGGACGGAAGCTTCAAGGATGGTTGCCATATCAGGGGAAACCACGATGAAGTTTGCAGATCCACGCAGAGTCTTACGGTGAATGGTGTTTGCAACGTCGATGATTGTCTCAACGAGTGTTTCGTACCATTCGCGAACTGTACCTGTGAAGCGTGGGCCAGCTGCCAGCGCGGAAGAAAGCTCAACTTCTGAACCTGTTTCCTTGTTGACGAACTTACCTGGTGCACGGGACCAGAAGAGGTTTGCACCACGTGCTTCGGTGAGGAGGTCGTTAAGAATCTCGCGATCGATTTCCAGAGCAACTTGCTCGGAGAGGATCTGTGTGAGCTCAACTTCTGCATCCAGCGAGTGGTATGCGTTGAGATCTTGTGCGAGTTCTGGGGACCAGCGAGCGCGCAGCTTACGAGTTGCTGCTGTAACTGCGATGGACTCAACCTTGATGTCAATCTCAGGAATGACTGGGGAAGGTGTTGCACCGAAGTCAGACTCGAAGGAAGGAATGGTGAGGGTGGAACCGACACCGTCTTCGACGTTCAGAGAGTCAGCAATTGCGAAAGATGCTGTAAGGTTTGTTGAGCCACCAGTCTGGACGCCAACGTGTGTACCAGAAACAACTGCAAGAAGAACAGAGTTAGCGGTGTCACGTGTGACTAGAGGATTAGCTGTAAAAGCGCCACCTGTAAATGTACCAAGCTGGTTCAAACGACGAATGTTAAGAACATTCTGTCCACCTTGGAAATCTTCACCTGGGACAGCCATGCCAACTGTATTTTGAGCTGCAAACAAGGAAATATCCTTGACATTTGTCAGATCAACAGTGTCAGCAAATTCATTCAAGTCAATCATAAGAAGCTGGAACTGACCGCTTCCATCAATTGCAAGACCTGAAGCTGCATCTTCTTCGATCAGGGTTGTAACCTGTGGGTCGAACTGGAGCAGACGACCGTCTGTACCAGTTGCAAAGCAAACTGCGCCATCAATGAGGCTTGTTGTGCCTTGGAACGCACCAGAAGCAACGAGAGAGTTGATCAGAGAGGAGCTGTGCACCTTGGAGTAGGTTGCGCCTGCGAGATCGTACTGACCGCCTGTTGCCAAAGAACCGGAGCGGACGCCCTTGCCTGTTGGGTTGTTGTAGATAGAATCACCACGGCTGTATGTTTCTTGGTTGTTGGTACCTGCGTCGCCTGTGGTCAGGGATGCGTCACCACCAACGTTGGAGCCGTAGGTGTAATCAAGGTAGAAGAGCAGTCCGGAAGGAAGGCTCATTGGCTGGATGGAAACCAGCTCGTTTGCAACCAAACCACCGAAGACACGGCGGACGATTGGGAATGCGATGTTAGAGAAACCGCGAAGGTCACCAGAGGATGCGAGACCGCCGCCACCTGTAGAGATGGAGGACTGCTCACGAAGAAGTTCTGCTGCCTGGTTCTCAAGAAGGCGACCCATATTTTCACGAGCAACACCATCAAGACCACGCAGAAGACCTGTGCGACCCCACTTCTCTGTCAGGCGAGCGTTTTCTTCACCCAAGTGACGAGAGCGGATTCCCTCAGTCAAAGACTCAAGAGAAAACTTATTCATTTTAAATCTCCTTAAAAGATTTATGTTAGTGTTAAAAAATTTATTAAAAGAAATAAAGTACTACTTGTTAATTCCTGCCAGCGTTGCCCAACGTGAAGCCTCAGTGGATTCATTCAGGGAAGCACCTGCGGTACGCGTTGCACGACTTGCAGAACCAACGATGCGTTGCTTGGATTCAATAACTGTTTCCTTAGAACGCTTGTTAAAAGACTCAGTAAGAGTCTTGAAAAGCAGCTTCACTTCTCTCAAGCTTCTCGCCTCATCGAGTGATTCGATGGCACGTGCGCGTTGTGCCTGAGTCAGATCACTATTCATAAGCAGCTTATTAGTGTAGAGTAGTTTTGCGTTAAAGAGGTTCATCTCTCCGAGCTGGCCCTTAAGCTCATCAATTGCCTCTTCATATGCTTCGAGTTTTTCATTAAGTTGGTCATTTTGCTCTTCGGCGACCACTTCTTG